GTTGGGCTAAGACCACCTGGGTTTATGAGACTCGGGAGCAGGAATGGGACATTCAGGCATACCAAACCGAGGTTCAGCAGCTTCTGATGGAACGCGATCAGGCCCGTGAGCAGGCTTTGGCGGCTGGTATGGTCGATGATTTCCCTGATGATGTTGCTATTATCAAGTCGTTGCCTAAGAAGCAGACTGTTGTGGTTCGTGATGAGCCTACGGTTGAACGTTTGTCCCCATTTGATGTGTATGTTGATCCTGATTCGACCCGTTTGCAGAACGCTCGTTGGATTGCCCAGCGGATGTTTATCCCGTTGGAAGTTGCACGGGAACGCAAGGATTGGAATGCGAAAGCTAGGAAGGATTTGCAGCCCGCCGCCATGTCTGAGGCGAAAAAGGACATTGAGGTGATGTATGATGGGGAGGAACGGTCTGCGGAGGCAGATTTTGTGGTTGTTTGGGAGTATTATGACCTGATTAATCATACGGTTTGCACTTTTGCTGAGGGTTGTGAAGATTATTTGGCGAAGCCTGAGACTATTCCGATGCCGTTTGAGCATCCGTTTGAGATGGTGTGCAACTATCAGGTTCCAGAGAAACTTTTTCCGATTGGTGATGTTGAAGCGGTCATGCCACTCCAAATGGAGTTGGCAATGACCCGTACTCAGATGATTTCTGATCGTAAACGGTATCGTCGCATGTATATGGCTCGCCCTGATGAGATTGGGCCGAATGGTATGGACGCAATTTTGGGTTCTGACGATCAGGTTATCATTGAGGTTGAATCTGACCGTGATTTTGCTGACATTTTTGCTCCTGTTGCGACAACTGGGTTGCCGCCCGAGTTTTATAATCAGACTGCCATGATTTTGGATGACATTAATCTGGTGTCGGGTGTGACCGAGTATCAGCGTGGGTCGGTTGCTGAGGTGCGGCGTACCGCTACCGAGGCAAGTATGATTCAGGATATGTCTAATGCCCGTTCGGCTGACAAGTTGGCTATTATTGAGCGGGCTATTGGTCGTATTGCTGATCGGGTTGTGAAGTTGGCTCAAGAGTTTTTGGAAGGCGAGCAGGTTGCCCGTGTTGTTGGTCCTGATGGGGCTGCTGATTGGGTGCAGTTTGATCGGGAAACAATCCAGGGCGAGTACGATTTTGAGGTTGAGGCTGGTTCTACCCAGCCGCAGAATGAGACGTTCCGCCGTCAGTCTGCGATGCAGTTGATGGATGCGATGGCCCCATTCATTAGTATGGGTGTGGTTGATCCGACGAAGATTGCGGAGCATGTGATGCGGAACGGGTTTGGTATTAAGCAGCCTGCCGAGTTTATGATGCAGCAACCTCCGCCGATGGCCGCACCGCAGGGCATGCCGCCTGGGGCGGGCATGCCGCCTGAGCAGATGCCGCCCGAGGCTGCCCCGCAGGGGATGCCGCCTGGGAATGTGCCTCCTGAGATGATGGAAGCTATGATGCAGGCCCAGATGCAGGCTGAGATGCCCACCCAGCCTCCGATGGTCTGATACGGTTTACGGCAATATCTTAGTCCACACGCGCGTGGTTTCAACTGTTGAAAGGATTTCTTATGGCGTATTCTGATGATTCGACTGGTCTGGTTGCTGAGCGGTTTGTCACGACCCCCCGTTATGTGGCTGAGGCAACCACGGCTCGCACCCTGAACATCAATGACGCTAACGCGTTCATTGCTGTGACTGTGGCTGGTGCCGCAACGATCACTATCCCGACGAACGCTAACGTTGCGTTCCCTGTTGGTACCGTTGTCACCATTTTTGCTCAGGGTGCTGGTGGTGTCACGATTGCTGGTGCTGGTGGTGTGACGGTGACGGGTACGTTGACGGCTGCTCAGAACATTTGTCGCAAGGTTATCAAGACGGGCACGAACACCTGGATTGCCTTCGTCTGATAACTTGAGATGATTGAGTTTCGGGGCGAAAAGTTTGCTGGCTACAACAAGCCGAAAGCAACACCGAACCATCCGAGTAAATCTCATGCCGTTCTGGCCAAAGAAGGGGATAAGATTAAACTTATCCGCTTCGGTCAGAAAGGTGTGAAGGGCAGCCCTGATGGGTCTGCCCGCAACAAGGCATTCAAGGCCCGTCATGCAAAGAATATTGCTAAGGGCAAAATGTCTGCTGCGTACTGGGCTGACAAGGTGAAATGGTAAGCTGACCATATAATTTAGCGAAGGAAGGCCACCCCTGACGGGGTGGCTTTTCTTGTTGTGGGACAGGTTATTCCTATAGTGTAGGTAACAACTCCTTTAAGAAAGAGATTCCTACATTATGTCTGATGATTTTGATGCAGCATTTGCCGCAGCCTCCGCTGAAGTTGAAGCGGGGGGTGGTGCGGGAAATGGTGAGCTGATTCCGCAGGCACACATTCATACAGGGGACGACGGTCCTGATGTTTCTGAGGAAACTGAAACGGTCGATGATGCTGAGGTCGATGACTTGGAACCCGACGACGATGAGTCGGAGGATAATCCTGATGATGGGGAACCTGAAACGGTTTTCGACTGGGCCTCGCAAGCCGATAAGTTGGTGGAAGTTAAGCGTAACGGAGAAACCGTTGTGGTCCCGTTGGGTGAAGCTATTGCCGATGGTATGCGCCAAGCCGACTACACCCGCAAGATGCAGGAAATTGCTCCTGTGCGGAAGCAGGCGGAATGGGCGTTGGAAATGCAGACTGCACTTAAGAGCGACCCGTACAGCACCATTCAGGCGTTGGCGGGAATGTTTGGGGTGCCGTTGGGTGTTTCCGAGGATGAGCAGTACGACGACATTGATCCAGATTTGAAGCCGATCATGTCTGAACTACAGGCAACAAAGGCACAGCTTGCACAGATGCAGGAAATCCAGTCTCGCATGGAACAGGAACGTCAGTTCCAGTCGATTGTGGAATCGGTGAAGGCAGAAGTGCAGGCAATCAGTGTTGAGTTCCCTGATTTTGATGCCGACCAGGTTTTGCCGTTTGCGGCAGAACGCAATATCCCTATTCGGGACGCTTACCTTTTGCAGCATGCGGAAAAGTCGTTGCGTAGCAAGACTTCTTCCGCTAGCACTGCGAAGAAGGCGGCAGAAATCCAGAAGGCCAAGCAGGATGCAGCCCGAAAGGTTTCCCGTGGCGGTTCAAATGTTCAGACCATTGAAGCTGATTCTGAGGACTATGACGATTTTGCTGCTCTGCTCAGTCGTAATCTGAAGAACAGTCGGTGACTGTTCTTTTGCAGAAGTGTCCCTTCTGCAAGGTTACAAAAACTCTCGCAGAGTTCAACAAAGGTCCAAGGCCGAACGGGGTAAGTACATACTGCAAACAGTGCGCCTATATTAGGCACGTTTGTAGAACGTACAAGATTTCCGAGAAAGCCTATAGGGCTATGGTTGAGGAAGCGGGGGGTGTTTGTGAATGTTGCGGAAAAATCCCGACTCGCCTGGTGGTTGACCACGACCACGAAACGGGTGCAGTGCGGGGGTTGATCTGCGACCGATGTAACCAGTTTTTGGGATGCATTGAAAGTACCCCGTCCATTTATCAGCAGGCCAGCAAATATCTGGCTCGCAATCACAAGGAGTGATGACTTATCTCGAACCCGAACTTTGACAACATTGTCGCAACTACTTTGAAGAAGTATTTTGCGCCTGACGGCAAGGCCGTTGATAACATTTTTAAGCGTACCGCCCTGTTGAACTGGTTGAAGGAATCGGCCAAGATTGACGCCCAGGGTGGGGCGACCGCTGTTGCCCCCCTGATGTACGCTAGCAACAGTTCGTTCCAGTGGTACTCGGACTATGATGTTCTCACCCCTGTGCATGGTGAGGAAATCATTTCTGCCGCAGAGTACGCTTGGAAGCAGGCCGCTATCTACATTCCCATGTCGGGCATGGAAGAGGCGAAGAACAGTGGCGACCGTGCCATCGTCCAGCTTTTGAAGGCTAAGACGGAGAACGCTGAGCGTACCGCTGCCGAGCAGTTTGAGACTGCGTTCCTTCAGTACTCGGGCACTGAGGGTGCGGGTAAGGCGTGGGCTGGTTTGCCGACCATTGTTGGTGACAACACCAGCACTGTTACGACCGTTGGTGGTATTGATTCGACCACGCAGGCTTACTGGCGGTCCAGTGTTAACCTGACTCCTGCCGCTTTGACGTTGGGCGGGTTGTCGAACGCTTACAACACGGTTTCGTGGCCTGGTGATGCGGTTGACTTTGAAATCACCACGCAGGCGTTGTGGGAGAAGTTTGAGGGTCTGTTGCAGCCGCAGCAGCGGTTCATGGACCCCAAGACGGCGGAGTCGGGTTTCTCTAACCTGATTCACCGTGGCGGCAAGGTTGTTTGGTCGGACCTGATGCCTTCGGGCCGCTGGTACTTCCTGAACAGCCGCCACCTCAAGTTGGCTGTTCTTGATGGCAAGTGGATGAACTTCCGTGGTTTCGTGGAGCCGTTCGACCGTGATGCCAAGTACGGTCTTATCACCTGCTACGGTGCGTTGATGACCGATGAGCGGCGCAAGCTGGCGGTGCGTGCTTACACCTGATCTTTAACGGGACAGGTTAAGGCTATATGGGGACGGGGCTTCGGTCCCGTCCCCACTGCTTTATATGGAGGAAATTGTGAAGGCTGTCGCCAAGTTCATTACTGCCGCTATTGCTGGTTTGACTGTTGCAGGTTTGGCTGTTGCCGATGGCACGATTACTACGGCCGAATGGTTGCAGATTGTTGCTGCCGTTTTGGGTGCGTATGGTGTGTATCGGGTTCCGAACGTTTCTGCTGGTGACCTGTGAGTAACCCTGTCGTTTTTTCTGGTGCGGTCCCTGCTGACGGTTCGTATCTTGGGACTTCTGAGGAAGCACAGTTGCGAGGCATTGTTCCTGTTGGGGCGAATGTGGATTGGCATGGCAAGTTTGTGTTGTCGCATTCGCATTCGGTTGAAAGTTTTATGGGTGTTCCTGCCCCAAGTTGGAGCGACGAAGTTTCTGAGGAAACTTCTTCTGGTAAGCGGACAAGGAAGTAACAGCTATGGCTATGACTCTCAACGAAATGTTCACGTTTGTCCGCACCCATGTTGATGCGGACAACACCGATGCCCCCGATAGCACGTTGACAGTCTACGCCCGTATCGCCTACAACGACATTTTGTCCCGCCGTGATTCGTGGCCTCATCTTGAAGCAACGTACACGTTTAACACGGTTGCAGGTCAGGCCGATTATCCGTTTACCAGCTTTTTGCCTTCTGGGGATTTGGAAGTTGTGTCAGCGGTTATTGATCGTTCCCAGTTGTCTCGCCGTTTGGTGTGGATGAGTCAGGGTGATGCCGATTTGGCGTTCGGTTCTTCTGCTTCACTGGTATCAAAGCAGGCGTATGGTTGGTGTGTGAAGGGTAACAACACTTTGGTGTTGTTCCCCACCCCTGGGGATAGTGGTAAGCCGTACACGGTGCGAGGTTACCGTGCCCCTGGGGTGTGGCCAACTTCTGCTGGTTCTATCCCCGATCTGCCTGGGGTGCTGCATGAGATGATCGCAATTTTTATGATCGCCCAATACTATTTGGCGCAGGAAGATGCCCAGTTGGCCCAGTTTTATTTGGGCGAGTATGACCGTATGTCAGACAATTTTGCGAAGGGTGAGGTCACCCAGAACAACAAGGCCCGCCCGATGATTATGGGCGGGCAGCAAACGTTTGGGTCTACGTTTATGCAACGTGCCCGTGGGGCAGCAGAAGGATGAGCCGTCGTCTTAAAGCAGCTTTTTTCAACGATTTTACGGGCGGGTTAAACTTCGCTTCGCAACCGCAGTCTTTGTCTAAGACTGAGACACCGTTGTGTATGAACGTGGATTTTGATAATCGTGGCGGGTTTCGTTTGCGACGCGGGTTTCAACGAACTCATGCTTCTACCGAGTTGGGTGATACCGAGATTTTGGGTCGGGTAACATATTCTGGGACCGATCAGGTCATTGGTGTTTCGTCAGTGTCGAACAAGTTGTGGCGTTGGGATGGGTCAACGTTCACGTTGGATGCAACAGTGTTGACAGATGTGTCGGGTAAAGCTAATCGGCCTCGTATGGCTAACTGGTCTGCTAAAACCTATTTTGCTCATTGTTTTTCTGCTGGAAACTTGGTGATGCGAACCTGGACTGGTGCCGCTTACGCTGTGTTGTCTAATGTGGCGAACAACAACTATAGTGCACCAACGGGCGGTAACGCCCCGTTGGCACGCCATATCGCTAATCATTCTGGGCACATGTTTTGGGCTGACACAACTGAGGCTGGTACACGGTATCGGAACAGGGTGCGTTGGTCGCACCCGTTGCAACCTGAGGATTGGGCCACAGCCGATTATTTTGACATTGATCCTGATGACGAGTCAAATCCGATTACAGCTATTGTGCCGTTCCGCAACATGTTGCTGGTTTTTAAACGGCAGGGCATTTGGGCTATTTACGGGTCTAACCGTGACGAGTTTGTGGTTGAACGGTTGTCTACTGTGGCGGGGGTTGTGGAACCCCGCCAGATCACTGCTTCTGCTACAACGTTGTATTGGTGGTCACCTGATGGTGAGGTGTACCAGTTTGATGGTTCGCAGATTGTTCCGATTGGTGGGCGGATTAGCACAATTTCTTCCAAGTTGAAGTTTGTTAACCCTAACCGTCACGATCATGTGGTTTGTTGGGCTGAGAACCGTTTGTATGTTTCGTTGCACACTGTCACTGGGACACATCGCCTGTTTGTGTTTGATCCCATGGTCGGCCGAGAGGGTGCTTGGACCGAGTATGATGTGCAGGTTTCGACAATGTTTTGGTGGCGGCGCACCACGGGTGCCAGCATCATCCATTTTGGCACTTCTGCTTTGAACGGGTTGTATAACTGGTCTAACGAATCTCAACAGCAGGATAATGATGGGTCTGGTGATGTTCCTATTGTCGGGTTTTATCGGACCGCCTGGTTCAGTGCTTCTAATACTGCTTTGTTGAAGCGGTGGCGTAGACCGTATGTTACTGCCGCTACTGGTGATCCTTGTAGTTTGTTGATGAAGGTGTACTACGATTTTGATGAGTCAACTGTGCGGCGCACGTTGACAATGGTTTTGGATGGTACTACTGGGTCTACGTTGTGGGGTGGGTCAACGTGGGGTGGTGGTTCTTGGTCGTCTGGTGAAGAGATTTATGGTTTTGAACGTTTGCAATCTGGGGGCCGTTCACGGGCTATTGCTTTTGAGTTTCGTGTCACAAACCATTTGACTCGTTGGCAGGTTGATTCGTACACACTCCCATTTTATGAGAAGGGTATCAAGTAATGGCTGGTAATGCGACAATTACGAACACTTTGGTTGACGGGCAGCCGAATGCGGCTGCACCCGTCATGCAAAACTTTAATGACATTCTGACCTGGATCAACACAAACGCCGTCCATCTGGACGGCTCTAAGGCGTTTACTGGGGTTCCGTCTGGTCCTGCTTCTGATCCTGTGTCAGCTAACCAGTATGCCCGTAAGGCGTATGTGGACGCAGTGTTGCCTGCTGGTATGGTTGTCCCGTTTGCTGGTACTGTTGCTCCTGCTGGGTGGCTTTTGTGCCAGGGGCAGGCTGTGTCTAGAAGCACTTATAGTGCTTTGTTCGGGGTGATCAGTACCGCTTATGGCGTTGGGGACGGGTCCACGACGTTCAATTTGCCTGATATGCGGGGGCGTGTCCCTGTTGGGTTGGATTCGGGCAACGCCGCATATGACAGTTTGTCGGATGCGGGTGGTGTTGCGTCGGTGACGTTGGCGGAGGCGAATCTGCCGTTGCATGCTCACACGATTAACCACGATCACGGCGCACAGACCACGACGGGCGGTGGTTCTCACAACCATGGCCCCCAGGGCGCTGATGTGTTCACGGTGCAAAACAACGTTGCAGGCTTTGCTGTGGCAACGGTGGGAGGCGGCCCATCAACGGCGTTCAACACAAGTACCACAACCACGGTTGCGGACCACACACACTCCGTTGATTTGCCGAACTTTACGGGCAACAGCGGTAACGGTCCTGGGACCGCTACCGCCTTTAGTGTTGCGAACCCGTACAGGGTGTTCAACTATGTTATCAAGTTTTAGGTTTCTGGGGAAACATGGCACAGTTGTTTGATCCGAAGGGTGTTGGCGATTACGGTCGGCGTGCTTTGCAACGCATGAAAGAATATGTGGACTCAAAGTTTGTTTTGGCTGGCCCCGTAGGGGAACTGGTACCGTTTGCTGGGGTTGCTGCCCCAACAGGTTTTATGGTCTGTAACGGTCAGGCCATTTCTCGGACAACTTATAGCGGTCTGTTCGTAGTGATTGGCACTGTTTGGGGTGTGGGTGATGGTTCGACCACGTTTAATTTGCCCGATCTGCGTGGTCGCACGCTGATTGGTGCGGGCACGGGTGTGGGGTTGTCGGCACGGTCTTTGGCTGGGGCGGGTGGGGCGGAGACGCATCTGTTGACGGCTGCGGAGTCGGGGTTGCCGTCGCACAACCATACGCAGAACGCTCACAACCACACCCAGAACGCTCACAACCACGGCGATGTGGTGATGCCTGGTACGGGTGGCGGGAACACGGATCGCATCTGGGGGGACTTCAATGCGGCTCCTGGTGGGCTAACGGGCGCATATTTGTCGCCAAGCCCTGGATGGACGGCATTTGCTAGTGCCGCATTCACGCAGAACGCAACCGCAACGAATCAGGCGGCTACGGCAACGAACAATGCTGTCACCGCTGCGAACGCTGCGGCGGCGCATAACAACATGCAACCGTTTGCTGTTGTTAATTGGGTTATTCGGGTTAGTTAGCGTTACAGAAAGGGGCTATACAATATGGGCCTTTACGACATTGAAAACCGTTATGCTGACTTGCAAGACAAGTACGGGCAGAACCAGGCCATCAACCAGTACGCCAACTTTGTCGGCCAGCAACGTTTTAAGCGTCAGCGTGAAGATATGAACACAGGGTTTCAGCGTTCGTTCCCAAAGTTTACTGGTAGTTGGGCGAAGCGGTTGGGTTCCAACATCCAGTCTGGTGTTTTCCGTGAGAAACTTGGGCAGAATGTGAGCGATTTTGGTCGTGATCTGGGTCGGGTTGAAACCGATCAGATGGCCGACCAGGGCCAGTTTGAGGCTGGTAAGGCCCGTGATTTTGATGCTTATCAGAAGGCTTTGTTGCGTACGCAGGAAGAGTTGGCTCGTCAGCGGGCTGGTATCAGTTCGTTTCAGGGGATGGCATAGATGGCGCGCAAGCCGAAGGATAATAGGACTCCGCCGAAGCCTGGTTGGGAGGTTTTGCCGCGGCCTAAGCCACGCACCTCTCCTGCTGCTTCTAGTCGGCCTGCTACGTCACGGGCCGCTAGCGTGGCCCGTGCCGCCCAGGATCGTCGTTTCACGAACCCTGACAGGATTGTTGCACCTCGGCAGGATGTGCCAAGTAACAATTATTGGGATCATCAGCAGAAATATTATGAGCAGATGGGTGGGGCGCACGCTTATGCCCAGACTGTTGCCGAAGGTTTGGGTGAGGCCCCTGTGGACCCGCAGAACGGTATGACGTTTGCGGAGATGATGGCAATGATGAATAGTTCCAACAGAAACACCAGCGGTGGGCGTGGTTCTGGTGGCGGTGGCGGGGGCGGCGGTTCTGGTCCGTCTGCTGCGGATTTGGCTGCCGCATACAACGCTTATCTGGGGTCGTCCCAGGGGATGACTAATGAGCAGTTGTCGGCTTACGATGAGGCGCAGCGCAGGATGGGTGGGGTGCTTGATGCTCGGACGGCGGAAGCGGAGCGTCGCCGTGCCGAAGGCGAGGCTCGCCGTCAGGCTATTTTGGCCCAGTTGCAGGGTGATACAGGTTTGGCTCGTACGTCTGTGCAGGGTGCGTATGCTGGTGGGGATCAGCGGTTGGCTGCTTTGGGTGCGGAGTATCAGGGGTTGGCTGATTCTCGGGTTGCTCCGATGAATCAGACTTTGCAGGCGTTTGGGGCAGCACCGATGGGTGCTGCTGGAACATCTGCTTTGGAGTCGATTATGGCTCAGCGTGCCGCCCTTCAGGGGCAGGCTGGTACTTCGGATGCGTTGTATGCTAATCGTGCGAATGTGCAGAATGCTTTGGGTTCTGATGCGGCGATGGTTGATCAGGG